CTGAAATCTTATCAACAGCACTTGGTGTATCATTTGATCAACAAATTGGTCATGATTACATCGATGATGCTGATAGTCGCTTTGATTTTTATAATAGTACTGAAGAAAAAATACCGTTTGATCTTGATTACTTTAATAAAATCACTAAAGGTGGTATTCCAAACAAAACGTTGAATGTTTGTCTTGCTGGTACTGGTGTTGGTAAATCGTTGTTCATGTGTCATAACGCAGCTGCAGTTTTACAACAAGAGAAAAACGTATTATATATTACCATGGAAATGGCTGAAGAAAAGATAGCTGAACGTATTGATGCTAATCTTATGGATCTACCAATACAACAACTTGAAACGTTATCTAAAGACGCGTTTTCACAGAAGATTCAAAAGATAGCAAAGGGTACTATTGGTAAACTAATCATTAAACAATATCCTACAGGTAGCGCTCATTCAGGTCACTTTAGAGCATTGTTAAATGAAATGAAGATGAAGAAGAAGTTTGTTCCTGATATGATTTACATTGATTATCTTAACATATGTTCATCTTCTCGTATGAAAGCAATGGGTGGAAGTATTAATAGTTATACATACATCAAAGCTATTGCTGAAGAACTACGTGGTTTAGCTATTGAGTTTAATGTTCCAATTATGACAGCAACTCAAACTACACGATCTGGTTTTGGTAACACCGATGTTGGATTAGAAGATACTTCTGAATCTTTTGGTTTACCAGCCACAGCTGATTTAATGTTTGCTTTGATTGCTACTGAAGAATTAGATGAACTAAATCAAGTTATGGTTAAGCAGTTAAAAAATCGTTACAACGATGTAAGTAAGTATAAAAGGTTCGTAATTGGTATTGATCGAGCTAGAATGAAGTTATATGATGTTGAAGAATCAGCTCAATCTGACATTATGTCTGATATGACTATCCCTGATAAACCAATCGCGACTTGGGGTAATAACGACAATACTAAAGACTCATTCGCAAACTTTAAAGTATAAGGAGAAACAATATGCTAAGTAAATTTATGAAAACACGTGGTGCTATCGGCACTGGAATGTTAATTGGCCTTGTAGGTCTTGTTACTGGTTTTGTTATATTTGATCCAGTACAGTTGGTGGTAAGTGTTACACTTATTGCTTGTGAAGTTCAACTCTATTTAGAAAAAAAGGATTAATAGTAAAATATGTTTAATGTTAAACTAATGTCGTACAGTCAACCACCAGCTGGTAGTGATATATCAAATGATTTATTACAAATGGTGGCTTTCTGTGCTAGGGTATCAAATCCTAGTAACCAAAATAATGAAGCAACGTCTGAGAAATTAGTCCAGTATTTAGTTAAACACAAACATTGGAGCCCTCTAGAAATGGTATCAGTTTGTTTAGAAATTGATACCACTAGGGATATAGCACGTCAGATACTTCGTCATAGATCGTTCTCTTTTCAAGAGTTTTCTCAACGATATGCAGATCCAACTAAAGATCTATCATTTGTTACTCGTGACGCTAGACTACAAGATCCAAAGAATCGCCAGGCTAGTATCGATATAGATCCTAATGATGAAGGCCAGCGTAGAATTAACGAAGACTTTAGAATGAAACAAATGACTCTTATTCGTCAAAGTCGTGAAGTTTATGACTGGGCAATAGATAAAGGTATCGCTAAAGAACAAGCTCGAGCTGTATTACCTGAAGGACTGACTAACTCTCGTATGTATGTCAATGGTACATTACGTTCATGGATTCATTATATGGATCTAAGAGCTGCTAATGGTACTCAAAAAGAACATGCTGAGATAGCTAAAGCTTGTGCTGATGTTATACACAAGATATTCCCAATGGACATATCATTATAACTAAATGATCTAAACAGAAGTGAAATAAACGTATACACACCCCTTTCTTTATGATATAATATACCTATATTAAATAATAAAGAAAGGTTCTACATTATGGAAAACTTAATAACTGAAACAAAAACCCTATTAAGCCTCATGCAAGACAAACTCCATTCTGAATTTAAATTTACCATAGAAGACAAATACGTCTTAGAAGAAGGTAGAAACTACATCAAGTTAGTAAGACTATGTGATAATGGTAGTTCTTCTGTTTGTGGTTTCATTGTTAAAAAATCTCCTAAAAAAGCAACAGATAATAAAACTGATAAATCATTTAGAGTTGGCGATATGCTAATGGCTGCTAGTTACGACAAACCTGCTACTAATTATGCTAGAGGTAACTTATTTGATGGTTACGACGCTAAAAAAATTACTTGGACTGGTATTGGAGCAATGGTATGATAGACGATATCGATGACATCATCAAAGACTTAGTTGATACAACCCTTGATACAGATTCAGAATTCTGTATCTGTGGATTGCCACTAGATAACGAAAACAAAGATTGTTATAGTCACATGAGCAAAGGATATTAATATGAGAGACAGCAAATTTTATATAACTACATTAGACATTTTATCAGCAAACGATATGCTTAATCTTGAAAAGCTTAGAAAGTTAACTAAAGCTACTAATAAAATATCAAAGCTATCTAATGGTATTCAATGGAGAGTATGTGCAAAGCCACGTGGACCTCGTACAGCCCCAGCACTTGCTGATGGTTTAGGGCCAAGAGCTTATGATCAAAACCTTCCTATGAGACATGCATTAAAAATGGACATATATATCTATGAGCGATAAATTAAAGGCATTTAAAGAAATAACCGAATGGGATGATAACATTCCTAATCATGTTTATATCTTAAACTCACAAAGTCAATTAGTGGGGTATCGCAAATCAGGAACAACAGAATACATTCAGTTCAATAAACCTATGAAGCAGTTTTCAAAGTCACGTAGAAAGTTTATTGAACTTAAGCCAGTTGAAAAATACATGGAGAATATATGATCTATCTTGAAATATTCGTAGTCGTACTTACTATATTCGGAGCCGCATGGACGTCTTACATGATTGGTATAAACGAAGGCGGCGCTAGAATGATTGAAATGCTTGAGGCTATCGGCATAATAAAGTGCGATGAAAACGAAAACGTAGTACCTAATAAAGACTATAAGCCTAAACAGTAGGTAAAAAAATAGTATAAATAGTATTGTAATTTTATTTAAAGAGGATAAAAGGGAAGACACGATGCTATCATTCAAACATTACTTAACAGAACTTACTAGACCATTCAATGCTTTAAAGATTGGAGATCTACGTAAAGACGAAAACAGACCAGCTAACTTTGTTAAGAAAGTAGCTGCAGGTTTACCCTTTCAAACTACAACAGCAACTGATGTCATTATCAATAAATCTGAATTAGAAAAAGTTAAAGCATTTATGACGGCTGATGATGGTAAGTTTCCTATTAGCAAATCTTCTATGACTGTAAAGACCAGTGCTGGCGAACTCAAAGTACCTAATAGTTTCCTTAAGACTCCATCATTTGGTGGTAAAGGTCAAGGATCTGGTACTAGTAAAGAAGACGCAGCAATGAAAGACTTCAACGAAAAGCTTAATGCTATATTAATTAAAGAAAATCTAGGTCAAGTATCTATGAAGATTAATGGTAGAAAGGTTGATGTTGCTCTTATGGTAAAGACCGTAGGTAAATATCAAGGTAAAGAACCAAAATCTGATATGACTCTAGTTGATGCTAAGGGCGAGCCACAAGCATACATTTCACATAAGGCTGGAAGATCAGCTAAAGATTATCAACAGTATGGTGGTTTATCATACAAGCAATACGCGTCAAACAAAGATATTCAAAAGTTTATGAAAGCCGTATTGGCTGAAGTACCACAAGGCCTAGCATCTGGCCAGTCATTTTATAGAAAAATCAAAGACAAACAATTAGTTTTAGAATCAGTGTTCGGTCCAGAATACGGTGGTGAAGCGAGTATTCACAATGTTGATGAGTTCCATCTTGGTAATATGTCTCTTAAAGGTTCTGGCGCTGGTCCATACGAAATTACATCAACTCATAAAGGTAATAACGGAGATATACCAAAAGGCGAATTTGAAGCTTATTACTTTATCAGATACCAAGCTCGAAGAGGAGCTGCACGAGCTGGTGGAGTTACAGTACCTAACGCACGAGTTGGAATCTTTCCTAAAGCTAAAATTGTTGGAACGAGTAAGGAAATATAATGAAAAGTTTTAAAAATCAATTAGCCGAAGCAGCTGGAAAGAACACGCATTTAATTTAATAAAAAGTGCACATGGAGGACTTAATTCTTATATATAATATAACAAAGGAGAAAAGTTATGAATATATATAAAGTGCACAATTTAATTAATGGTAAAATGTATATCGGTATGAATAGTAACGATAACAAAAATTATATGGGTTCTGGTAAATTATTAAAACAAGCAATTGCTAAATATGGTATCGAGAACTTTAAGAAAGAAATATTAGAAGAATGTAGTACTGAAGAAGAATTAAGAGCTGCTGAAATTAGATGGATTAGATCTGAAAATGCAGTGGAAAGTTCAAAGTATTATAACTTAATGGAAGGTGGAAGAGGTGGTAAAACTGGTAATCATCCACCAATGAGTAAAAAAGTTAAAGCTACTTGGGATAACTATACACCTGAAGAGCGAGAAGCTAGAGGTAAGATTCTTTCAGATTCAAGAATAAAATCTGGCATTGCTAAGGGTTCTAAGAATCCTACAGCTAAAAGAGCTTTAGTTAATGGTAAAGAATACGATTGTTTGAAGGACGCATTGGTAGACTATCCAACAGTACCTTATTCATCATTAAAGACTATAGTACGAAGTAAAAACAAATACTCTCCTAAATGGGATATAAAGGCAAAATATATATGAAAAGTTTTAAAAATCAACTAGCCGAGGCTGCAGGTTCAGGTAAGAATACGCATCTAGTTCACCTTGAAGATTTGATTCTTGATGGCGGAGTAAAAGGCGCGAGACAGGCCATACTTGCATTAAGATCATTAAGAGATATGCTTTCTGGTAATGCAAAATCTGCAGTAGATGTTACTGTTAAATGGGATGGAGCTCCTGCTGTATTTGCTGGAGAAGATCCATCTGATGGTAAGTTCTTTGTTGCTAAGAAAGGCATCTTTAATGCTAATCCAAAGATCTATAAGTCTCACGAAGATATTGATGCTGATACTAGTGGTGATCTAAATAAAAAATTGAAAATGGCCTTTGATTACATTAAGCCTCTTGGAGTAAAGGGTGTAATCCAGGGTGACTTTATGTTTGATCAATCAGATCTTAAAAAGGAGAAAATAGATGGAGTTGTTCATATTGTCTTTCATCCTAATACTATCGCTTATGCAGTACCTAATGATACACCTCTTGCTAAGGAAATTGGATCAGCTAAGATTGGAATTGTCTGGCATACAATCTATAGTGGAGCGACTTTTGAGACTATGAATGCTGAGTTTGGCAGACCAATTGTTTCAAAGTTAAAGCCATCTAAAAACGTTTGGATGGTCGATGCTACATTACCTGATTTGTCTGGTACTGCAACACTTACTAAATCAGAGACTGAAGCTCTTAATAACAAGCTTTCAGAAGCTGGTAAGTTATTTAGAAAAATATCAGGTTCTACACTAAAAGAATTAGAATCAAATAAAGAACTAAACATGGTTATTAATGTATATAACAATAGGAAAGTTAGAGAAGGTCAAAGAATCACTAATACTAAGACTCACGCAATGGGTCTTATTACGTTTGTCCAAGAACGATATCAAAAAGAAATAGATAAGAGAAGTAGTCAAAAGGGTAAAGATACTCAAATTAATAAACGCGATGCATTACTTAAATTCTTTGATAAAACAAACTTAAAAAACTTACAAAATGTGTTTGATTTACAAAATTTAGTAGTAGATAGCAAATTAATTATTATAAATAAACTAAATGGTCTAAATAAAATTGGTACTTTTGTGAAGACTAAATCCGGATTTAAGGTAACCAACCCTGAGGGTTTTGTTGCTATAGATCGTATGGAAGGTGGCGCAGTTAAACTTGTTGATAGATTAGAATTCTCTACTAA